ATAACCCTGATTAGTTGTAAAGTTACGCACAGAACAAACACCTGTATCAGGGTCAATATAAACTGTATATTGTTCACCTAAGAACTCTACCATCTCAATATAACTACGAGCAGATAGATTTAGGATACTATGGAATTTAAAACCACTACGACGACGAAGACCTGTGACCGCATCAGATAACATATTAACTTGTAGACCTAATTGCCCATCCTCACGTTCCTGTGGAATCTGTTGAGAAACACCTTGTAGTAAGGAGTTATATGTACCCTCACGAATCATAAGAACCTCCTATCGACGATTTAGTACGTGATTAAAACGTGTAAAAGATCGACGTGCTCGATCATGGCTATTGTATTTACGGTTACGTAGGTTTTCTTGCATTAGTTGTTGGCGATTAGTCTCAGCAAACATTTGAAGTGTCTGTAAGACATTATCTGCACCAAAGTCACCTGAGTAAACCTCAATAGCCGCACGATAAACAACCACAAGAGCCGCTACCTCAGGTAAACGTTCAAAAGGTAAATCACGGAACATTTTAATAGTGATAGGTTTATCGAAATATCGAGAGTTATTATCTAAGTTGAAGAAACGTTCCCCATCTAAGCATACATAACAATCAATACCCTCAACCTGTAATGTGTTTGTAGGTACATCAATCATACCATCAGTATTAACAGGGATAGTCATAGTACCCTCATTAAACCACCATCCGTTAGATAATAAAGTCGTCTTGTGACGCTCCATAGCCGCTAGGATTAAGTCTACTGATGGGTGTTTATTACCCTCAATGTGTGTAATTGTGTGTTCACCTAGATAAGGCAACACAGTGTTGACAGCTTCTAATAAACGCATGTTACCTCCTTTGGTAGTTATTTATTTCGGATGTATAACTAACTATGAATTATACATACGAAATAAATAGGGTCTACGAATGCAGACCCATACTTATTAAGGTGTTTCAGGTGTGGTATTGGTTTTGATAATTGCAACATCATCTTTCAATGTGTCCACACCTTGTAGAATAGAGGTAGTCTGTGCTTTAACAGCTTGTACCTCTGCCTTTAACTCTGCAATTGCAGATTGTTCGGATAGACCACCGAGAGTGCTATAATCAACTGAACCAATACTAGCCATTACTCACCTGCTGTTTTAGAACGTGAACGAGATTTAGGTTTAGCAACCTCTTCCTCAGCTACTTCTACTAAAGCAGATGCATCCACAGAACCTAGTGTAGCTACTTCCGCATCACCCTCAACCTCAGGTACAACTAAACCCTCAGGTTCAGATACCGTAAGATCAACAACAGGGAGTTCTACCTCAGCAGGGAACTCTAATGATGGAACACTAACACCTTTCTCAGATTGACCAAGTAATGCTAATTTTGCCTCTGCCAATTCTAGTTTAAGTTTTAGTACCTCAACCTCGGAGGTGTCTGCCGTAGCAGACCCATCCAAAGCTTTAGACACCACAGAACCTAATGAACTCATATAAACCTCCTTATTATGCACGAGTGATTAGACCAACACCAACGGTGTCAGGACGACGAACATCAATGGTGAACATAGTGTAGCAGTCAAGGACGTTACACATTTCAGCATTATCTACCCAAAAGTTAGATGTGAATGGTTTAGCAGTCACAGTAACCAAAGACAGAGCTTTAGAGAAGATAATCATCTCACCTTTAATGTCATTAGCAGTTGCGTTGAACGCATTGCCGTTACCTGCGGTAGACAGGATGTGGTTAGTCACAGGTGCAGTCGGGAACGCTGTTGATTGAACAACAGGAATACCATTGACCTGAACAACCTTACGACCTGCAAAGTCACCATTATCCGCAACATAATCTTTGTTGATTAGTTTAGGATGGTTAAGTAACTCTGTGAATACCTCAGGAGATACCAAAGTCACCATGTCTTGTAAAGGCACATGACGCTTAGTTAGTGTTTCCACCATCTTAGCATGTGCAATCACCAATGCTTGAGCGTTAGCCACAAGAGCCGCATCAGTTACAGGGTTAGCCGCTAGTGCAATGTCGATAGAGATACCGTCATTGAATGCAGGTTTAAGGTGAGCAGGGGCTACCCATGAACGTGCTTTCTGTAAGCGGATAATGTGCGCTTCGTCGAATGCCAAACCAAACTCTGTACCGTTGTTACGACCCATCTCAGTGAGTACGTCAGGTGCAGTCCAATCATCCATCCAATCAATTGGGTTACGAATGTACATCATACACTCTACGATGATGTTTAGTTTGTCAGAAGTCACACGTTGAGAATCAATCGCCTCACCTGCTTTACGACCTTTGACTTTAGACGTATTCATACGGTCGATACGGACAGTATTAGTACGATCTTCGGTAGTACGTTGAGCAGACAAACCATTAAAGATTTGAGTGTAATCGAAACGTGAATCCACAATACCTGTGTATAGTTCTAAGTGCTGATCAATATCAGATTGAGCACCGCCCCAATGACCACGAGTGGTATTAGGTTGATAAATTGTACCTTGAGACATATAGACCTCCTAAATATTAACGTCCTAAAGAACGTCCTAAATTTCGTTGAGCCATTAGAGCACTAAGTTTCTCCTTATACTCACCCTGCTCGAAAGAGCGATTACCTGCTGAACGTTCCAACTCACGTAATTGTGCATTGAATTCAGCTTGGGATAATCCTTGAACCGCAACTCCTGTACCACCCTGTAATGGAGGTGTACCTGTATTAACTAATCCGAAGTTACGGACTGTATCTAATACAAGTTGAGTTGCACCCTTAACATCACCCTGTTCTAACAAAGCACCAACCGCAGAACGGATGTGAGCAGGGGCGTTGGTATTAAATGATTGTGAAGCTTCAACCCACTTCTCTTTACCGCCTGCAAGCTGATAAGCCGCTTCGGTAGATTGTTGAATGTGAGTACGAGCTTCTTGATAGGCCGCTTTAGCTAAGGCTACTGCCTGTGCTGATTGTGTAGGGTCTAAACCTTGTGTTAAACTAGCAACATCAATTAGGTTAGGGTCGCCATACTGTAAAGCATTCTGAATAGCGGATTCAAAACTATCTTGTGATACACCTGTACTAGCTTCAAACACCTTAATGCTTGTCTCTAATACCGAATCACCCTCATAATCAAATGTAGGTGTTACCTCAGGCTCTACTGTTGGAGCAGGGGTTGGGGTAGGTGGTACAGGTGCAGGTGTTGGCACATCAGGCGTAGGCACAGGTGCAGGAGTAGGTGTAGGGGTAGGTTGCTGTGTTAAAGGATTGTCAGGATGACCTGCGGGTAAATTTTCTAACGACATTATAAACTCCTTACATTGACTGTGCGGCTTGTAATGCGCTTACTGCGCTTTCTTGTGCCGATAATTGTTGAGGTTGCATTTGTGCCATTGCTTGCATCTGAGCTTCTTGGTTAGCCTGTTGGCGAGCCTCAGCATTAGCTTGAATCTGTTCAGGGGTATATTTAATCTCACGAAGAGCTACACCATTGGATAAGAACACCTTATCTGCAATAGCTCGAATGTTATATTCCTCTCCTAATTGAGAGATAACAGGTAAGATCGCATTTAACTCTGAACATGCAATTAATAGACCCTGATTTTCACTAGAACGAGATAATGCTTGAATACCTGTTACAATATCAAGACTGATTTCCTCTGCATCAATAGCGTTAATAATATCAGGACGCACTTCATACAACAATAAATATGCTAATGGTAGGTGTAAATGTTGAGATAACTGTGAGTACACACCACCTAAAACTTGTTCTGCTTCCTCAGCATTCTGACGAATCTCATAAGCTGTAACACGTTCACCCTCACGAGTGTTACCTGTATACATGAATGCTGTACTTAACTGACTGACAATGTATTCAATATCAGCACGAATAGCCTGAATCTTCTGATAAGACCCTGCTTCGTACGGTTGAATCATTGAACCATCACCATGTACGTATTCACCACTAGGGGCTTTATTCGCTGTGTCAATATCTACTGCGGCTGATGGATTTACAAAGTGTAGGATTCGTAACGCTTCGATTTCATATACCATAAGCTCTTTTGAAAGCTCAGATAGTTTAGCAAAGTCACAAGCATAATCCTCTACATAACCACGACCATAGTTGTCACCATTTACGAAGTTCCATGTGATAGGGATGTATGGACACAATTTATCACGATAAACTGTATTAGTTCCAATATCCTTACCCTCAATCTCTTGAGTAACTAACCAAGAGGTAATACCCTCTATAGTACGTTTGAGTACACGAGTGTATAATTTAACTTCGGAATCCAAAGGACGTTCACCGTACATAGCACGGATTTCAACAGGGAGTTCCCCGAAATACTTTGGTTCACAAATGATGATTTCCAT